GCAGCAGCCTTAGTCTGCTTGGTGTAAGCCATAGCACGGGCCAAAGCCTTGGTGTACCGGCTGGACAGGGAGTCATAGAGGTTGTCCTCAATTGCCTCTTCCGTCAGCGAGAAGCCAAGAGCAATGGTTTCGTGGTTGTAGCGAGCAGTCCATGCCTCTTGTCCGTTGTCATAAGCGATGGCAGAACCTTCGTTTTTGACAGGAGCGGCTGAGAAGCCAGACAGTTTTGTTTCTTCTTCGAAGGAACGCTCAGAGGTTTCGGTTTCGAAAATCTCTTTATGCTCTTCGCCGTAGCGAGCATACTCAAGACCAAACAAAGCGTTCAATCCCGGGAGGAGTTCCTTCAGTAGTTGTGCACGAGAAATAGCCATTTAATATGCTCCTTATACGCCAAGGGCGTTGTAATACCGGTGCACACCAAAGTTCCATTTCACGATTACTTCCGTGTAAGAACCGGGATTGCCAGCAATTGCCGTCTCAGGTACAACATCAACAATACGAACAGGCAGGGTCGTCGTAGTGTCAGTAGCATCATTGATGGCTACAGCCGAGTTACCTGTGGTCGTAGAACCGGTGTTCTGAACCAGAGCAGCGTTACGGTTAACATCAGTACGATTTAAGTAACTGATGGTTGTGGTGCCAGTGTCACACACTGCGGCTTTAAACAAAGCATCCGGATCGTCCTGCACATACGCTTGCATTGTGGAGTTTGTTAAGCCACCGGGGTACGACTGACGGAAGGTCAGACCAAGTGTCGGATCGACATAGGTGCAACCAAGGAAAACACCAACTACAGAGCCAGAACTTGTGGTGGTTAGTTTCGTAACATTACCATCGGAGTTCAGGTTCACAACGTCGCCAAAGAAAATAGCGGTTGTCTCACCGGAACCAATGGGGATCTCACGAGTAGCACCAGCAAATACCTGACCGCCGATCAAATTGATCGGAATAAGCCCGTAAGGGCCTGATACGGTGGGATATGCCATTTTTTAACCTCGTTAAAAGTTTATTTACCTTTACCGAACGACGTTTTAGAAGAACGCTCTTTAAAGAGCGGCATCCTCGGGTCGTTCTCTCTCATGAACGTGTTATCTACGGCTTCCATGTTGTCCTTTGTGGCCTTGGCGTAATAAGCCTTACGCTGATCCATAAATTCAACAGGGATCTTGCAGAGTAACAGTCCGGCGACCTCAATATTGTCCTTAAAGCGACTATTGGGGTCAGTTAACATCTGGAACTTAGGCTGCTCTTCAATTCGTACAGGCTCCCACCCTTCCCGCGTTTTAGCGGAAACGTTTTTGGCGTCGGACTGTCCCATTGAGGCAACTCGAATCCAACGGTATGCGTAACCCGGCTGTTTATCCGGCTCCGGTAATGCTGAAGCAGGCATCCAAGCCTTGGGGCGCTCTACGGTTGATCGATTTTCAAGTTCGCGTGCAAGTCTGTTTTCTGCCATTTTAGTTCTCCTGTGTCTTCGCAAATTCCCGGGCATACTGCTCGGGGGTTAAACCTAACTTCTTAGCAATCATTAACTGCGACTGCTTAAGCACTATCTTTTTGGAGGATGTGCTACGCGATGCCGGAGCAACTACTGTGGCAGGTCTATCGGTGCGCGTAACGGGCTTGCCGCCCCCGTTAGTCGTTTTAATCTCGTCCCCGAAATTCTCGGGAAATTTGTCACGTATTGTTTTGTCAATACGCTGGTAATACTCGTCAGTCGTTGCATACGCCTGACCATTTTGGGCAACCAAGTCCTCATGCAACCCTAATGCCAAACTAGTCATTAGCCTGTCTTTACCGAACCAAGGATTTCGCTCTTGCCACGAACTCGCTTTTGGATCCGGCCTAGGGACTTGCTCTTGGGGACTATTTACAGCAATTTCTTTGTTTTGTAAAGAGGGTTTGTAATTTTTTATTTGCTGGAGTTTATAGTTGACAGCGGCTAACTGCTCCTGCGCGTCCACCACTTTGTCAGAATCTCCAGACTCATAAGCCTCTTTATAGGCTCGTTTAGCCATCTCCATCTCTAGTTCGGCAGCGCTTTTTGCCGTGTCTATGAAGGATTTCTCCCCCTCAGTCAACCTAGATTTCAGGCGTTTATTCTCTTCAAGAGCGTTTCTAGCAAAGGCTAAAGCCTCTTCCCGCTCCCTTACGGCCTCATCTTTGACCCGGCGCTCATCGTGCCAGACCTTTTTCATCTGCTTCAGGCGAGTTTTTACCTTATCGGAATACTCTTCTAACTCGTCTGCCTCTAATTCTTGGACTATCTCCTGCGGAAGCGGCGTCCTGCCTCGGTCTTCCTCCGGCGTGTCGTCCTCAATTTCTATATCAACTTCGGGTTTTCCCTTAGCTGCTACTTCATTTTCTACGGGTTTACCCTGATCTTCGCCCTCTATTTCAAACTCAAATTCGGGCTTTCCTTCTGCTTCTTTTGGTAACGGCATGTTTTACTCCTATTTGCGGCTGATTCCACGGGGGTCTTCAACTACTCCCTCGACAGAATCATCGTTGATGATGCGGAATTCACGACCATGAATCTTTAGCCGTGTACCTGCGTGTGGGCGCACGAGAATAAAGTCCCCTTCCTTACACCAAGCCCCACTTGGGAACCTTGCGGCGTCCTTATAGCAGTCCGGCCCCATCTTTACGACAAAAAGGACTGTGGTTAGCAGTTCTTCGTGCTGGAGAGTTAGGTCAGATTTGATAATTCCGCTTTCGTACTGCTCTTCGATGTTAGGAATTCCACACAAAATGCGGTATCCCGAGGGATCCGGTAACTGCTTGGCTTTGCGTTCGTCCGTGTCTGGCAGAGTACTTACTTCACCTTCTTCTGTAGCGATGGCGAGTTCAGTCATCGTCTTTTTCCATCCTTTCTTTTGTTTCAATAAGAATATTGTTTGCGATCAGAAGTCCGCGATAAATACCGCAGGCATATTGATATGCCCCAAAATCTTTGGCTTTACCTAAAACAGCATCCTGCTCGATTACTTTCATTTCCTCGCGTATCTTGTCTGAAAGATACTTGAGAATGTCATTGCTCATTTACTCTCCTTTTTTGGAAGGTTGTGGTCTACTACGAAGCCGAAGAAGTTCTTTGTCCCTCTCCAGCTTAATTCTCTCGTCCTCCGCCACAGCTTTGATTAGGGCATCAGACTTCTTAGCATTTAATTTCTCATCCTCAGCAGCGGCCTTTACCATAGTATTGGCTTGAGCAATCTTCTCCTGTGACTCAATCCGCCGCCGCTCAATCTCTTGCTGCTGCGCTTTGAGTTTGGCATCTGTCTGATCTTTAAGTGCTTTGCGCTCTAGATCCTGCCCTTTGAGTTGAAGCTCTTGCATCTGCATCTGGATGATGGGGTCTTGCGCTTGTTGCTGTGCCTGCTGTTGTGCAGCGGCGGCTTGGTTCTGTTGGAGCAACTGCTGAGAGGCTTGGGCTACCAGACGAGATAATGCAAACTCAATGTCCTCTGGAATCGGCTTATCCTCATCCTCAAACGTCGGTATTGGCGCTCCAACCTGTTGCTCAATTTGATTGCGATACATGTACCCAAAGTGCTCGGCAATGTGAGCTTGTAGTGCCCCCATCATCTGTTGCGCCATTGGATTTTGACCAATCATCTGTGCAGTCATTGGATCCTGCATAAATGTCTGGTGGGTTGTAATATGGGCTTGGTGATCTTGATAAGAGAAAGCCTTGAGTGGCTTACCTTTGAGCACATCCATATTTTCTGAAACTGGATCCCGAGGTTTCTGGTCATCTTGCATCGGGACTAATTTAGCGGCGTTCCTAATGCCTAACACCTCAAGCATCTGCCGGTGTAGATATGGCAGGTCATATAACTGAGGAGCCTGCTGAGCCAACTGCATGACTGCCTGATACTGGACAACCTTCTGCGACATGGTTGCCGCGTTGGGGTCACTAACCGGTATTACATCTACGTCGTCGTAGTCTGACTGCTTAGCCCGTGGTGGGCCTTCTACTGGCTCGTATGAATACTCTTCAGGGGTGTAGTCACGGATGATGGTTTTTAGAAGCTTAAACTCTTGCTTCATGCTGTAGTGAATGCGTGCCTGAACGGCAGACATCACCTTGAGAGTTCTCTCTAATATAGCCAGCGTCGTGCCAACAGGAGATTGAGCACTCATGTCGGATACCTTCAGATCTGCTGCACTAGCAAATCTACGACCTTCTTCAACGATGGTGCCCAATAGGGTATACAACACCTGACTCGGCTCCTTATATGGGAGCGTCATGATGTTGTCTTTAATAGTGCCGGAGGCTACGTCTACATCACGGAATTCCGCCGGAGCGATTGGCGTATCATCTCCCTTAACCCGAAGACCTTTAGTTTTGAATCCTCCGGGGAGATTCGAGAGAGTACCAGCGTCAACAAGTTGGCGAATAAGAGAAGTACCAGACTTGGCAAAAGCACCAATGAGATGGATAAGACCAAAAGCGTAGAAGCCAAATCCCGGGATGTATGAATAATGGACAAAGTGATTTCTTTTTTGTTTAAGATCATCGTCTGGGTTCCAGTTTCGGCGGATTGCTAGGACTGTCTGTGTGCCTTTTTCGATAGTAACGACGTAAGGCAGCGCAATGCCCGTCGGCTCCCCATCCTCGTCTTTGTCCTCGTAGCCGGGAAGATCCATGTCAACATGCATCTCAAGGATCTTGTACCGATCATCGGATGAGGCACGAAAGCCCATCTTCTCAGCGATCTTCTTTTCCACCTCGTCGAATGAATCAACTGGATCACCAAGTTCTACGTCACGATAAAAGCCTGCTACCTGTAACCTGCGCAGTTCGTTCTCTGTCTTACGCATCACATGCGTGACACGCTCAGAAGTCTGGATGTTTGACGCTCCATACGGCACGACAACGTCCTCGGCGGGCACAAATAGCGACACCTGACGCTCAAGCGATGGGTCGTAGTAGACCTTCTTGAACGCATTACCAGCCAGACCCAAGCCCCACAGCATGCGCTCATGCTCAGGCCGGTACTCAACCATGACTTCGGTTAACTGATAGTTCATGTCATCTTTGACACGAATAGCTGCTTCTTTTTTCTCTGGTGTCTCTTTGCCGATGATCTGAGTCTTAACTGGGCCTCCCGACGGGAAGGTCTCCATGATTGTCTCGGCTTGAAACTTAACTAAGGCTTCACTTAATAGTGGGTGGTAGACGCCACAAGCACCGGGCCAAGGCTCTGTCCGGTCTTCAATCTTCATACCCAGCAACTCTAGGCCATCTACGTATGTCTGCATCCAGTCTTTGCGGCTGGAGATGTCTTCTTCAAACTCACCAAGTAAGTCACCGCATAATTCGGTCAACTCATCGTCTTCCATATCCTCAGCGAGGTTGGCGTTGAAGTCATCTTCCGCCTCTGCTTCTTCAATCTCTAATATGGGTTGCCCATCAATGCCAATACGCACGGCTTCGGGGTCTTCGATCTCTATCTCAATAGCAGGCTCATCCATCATCTGCTCAAGATCTAACCCTAGCGGGGCTTGTCCTAATGCTTTATCAATTGCCATATTCTGTCCTTAGTAATAGCCTTCGAAGTGCCTTTTAAACTGCGGAGTTTCTTCAGGCTCATCTAAATTAGTACGAATGTACCCGCCCTTGCGGAATCTCATCAACGCGAGGGATACAGAGTCAACGTAGTCATCATGCTCGCCAGCGGGAAAAGATGCAACCTCATCAATTACTTCTTCCGCCCACTGGGTGTTCGGTGCCCACACTCTACCACTAGCAAATAGGTCTGACACAGCGTTCAAACGGCTAATCTTGTCGTTACCCCTGCTCGGCGTGAACTCCTGCACAGGTATCCCCATAGCCCGCATCTCGTAAATTAAGGGCGACCCAGAAGCTTTTTTCTCTATGATCACGCTGTCTGGATCCCACTCTTTATATTGATCAATAGCTTCTTGTTTGAGCCTTGGGAACTCCATCCGATCCCTAAAAGCGTTCAAAAGTATGATGTTTGCCTGCATTAGCCCCGTGTCATCGGGCTGATAGAACACCCCCCAAGTCGTCAGGGCGCTGTAGTCGGAGCGCTGGCTCTTCTCAAAGGCCGTATCCCATGCCATCAGAGTAAATTCGCAGCTTGGTGGGTCATCTTTCTCCCAAACCTGCCACCATTCCCGCTTAACTATGGCTGAACTCTCGGAAACGGGGTTCTGCTGGTACTGCGCCTGCCATTTACTGTTAGGAAGTTCTTCTTTTAGGGCCGCTAATTCCTTTAAAGACCAAAATTCAGGCCATAAAGGCTTGCCAGACGGCAAAAGAGCCGGAAATTCGATGACTTCCCACTCTTCCCCACCCCTTTGGGCTGCGCTTTTAATAACTTGGCCCGTCAAATCGCGTTTTGACCACCTCGTCATCACTATAACGATGCTTCCACCCGGCTGTAGACGCTGCCGAGGGCCTGATGTGTACCACTCGTAGGTCTTGTCGTAGATATCTGGGTTTACTTCTGCGAGGGCGGCTTCTTGTTCCGAGTGAGGGTCGTCAATAATGAGCAAATCCGCGCCTTTACCAGTAACAGCGCCCCCCACACCGATAGCGAAATAGTCTCCACCAGCGTTAGTCGCCCACCGCCCAGCAGCTTTAGAGTCCGCTTGTAGCCCAACTCCCGGAAATACCGTTGTATAGACGTCTTGATCGACAAGATTTCGTACCTTTCTACCAAACCCAACGGCTAGTTCTGCCGTATGGCTGGTCTGGATTACCTTCTTACCCGGATAGTTGCCCAAAAACCAAGCTGGTAACAGGTAAGACGCAAATTCTGACTTAGTGTGCCGGGGTGGCATATTGATAATCAGCCGCTTTAGTTCCCCCCTTGCTACCCGCTCAAAGGCACGAGCCATCCGCTTGTGGTGCGCCCCCTCAATAAAGTGGGGCCAGACCTTTTTCACAAAATGCATAAAGTTAGTGGCGGCATCCTCGCGGTCTTTTACGACCTCTAGTTTGTCTAGATCCTCCAAAAGGCGTCGCAGATCCGCCTCGGGTATAGAGCCGAGGTTGTTTAGGAGGGATTTGACTTCATTCGGGCTTATCTGCACCGTCGCCCCCGTCTACCTCGTGCGCCTCAACTTCAATCAAACCTAGTTCTTCCTCAGTACTTGACTTTGCGTCCTCAACGTCCTGTGTATTGGCTAGCAGCAGGCGCTTTAGCTTGGCCTCAATCGCTTTGCGTAGATCGTCAGATGTCTTGTGGGTAATGGTTATTTCCGACTTTTCAGTAAACGCACCAATGTCCGACATCTTCCCAATAAGCTCTAAGGCCCGCAGTTCGTGTTTGGTGTCTCCGCAAGCAGAGATATCCAGTAGCTTATTCAGTATGTAGGTTCTGGCTTGGGCGGCATCCGCCACAATGGCCTTGTCGTACTCACTTAGCAGCGCCGAGAGCCTTACTGCAACTGGGCTTTCGTATAGCTGTGGTGGATTGTTCTGAGTTTTCTTGGTTGTATCGACAGATCGGAACAATGCTTGCGCCTTCTTCTCGTCGTCTTCCGTCATCTCAAACGGCATACCAAGCTCAGAGAGCAGCGCAGCGGTTGAAGCGGCAACTCTAGCGTTCTCCGAAAACGAAGACGCTACCTGATCATCATAGGAATCAGGCAAAGGGTGGGCGCTATCTGGCGTAATAGATAGTGTCATGGAGGAAACGAGGCTCCAAAAAAGTATAGGGGGTGCGTTTCATTGGCGCCGAGTATAGCACCGATTTTAAAAAATGCAAGGGGTGTGGGGGACTTGGATAACCCCCATCGTCAAAAAAGGGCGCCCCCACGAAAAAATTATATACCCCCCGGGGGCTTGGAAATCAAAAAGACAAGGGGGGTGTTTAACTAGAGGACTTAATCCCCCTAGCGGTAAAATTTGCCTAGGGGTGGGGGCATTCTATTTATGTGATATTGACAGTGCAGAATAATGTGTATGTGGCGGACTAGTAACATCTGCGTGTATTTGGGGGGTCGGGGATGGGTGGGGTCGCTGGGCGCCTGATGCGCTGCTGGGTGGCCGGACAATAAAAAACCCCGGCGCGTGGCCGGGGCTGCTGCTGGGTGCTGCTCGATTAGTCTTGGTCGATCTCCTCGATGATGTAGTCTGCTGCGCCCGTTAGAACATCGAGGGCTGCCTCGAGTGCTGCCTCGTCTGTACACTTGCTGGCTGCCTCTCTTATTTGGCTGCGTAATGCCTTCAAGGTCTCCATCCGTTCCTTGGTCTCCTCGCTGGTCTTCTCCTTGAGTACTGTCTCAAGCTCCTTTACAGCCCTCTTCAAATCTTTGTTGGTTGGGTTCTTGGCGAGGGCTGAATAGCCTTTCTCGATTCCTTGGCGTACTTGGTCAGGGCTTTTGTCTTGGTACGCTGCCAAGAGGTCTGCCTTTTTCTGCGCCCGTTCTGCTGCTCGCTGCTGGGACAATGGATTCTCGGATTCGGGTTTGATGATCTCGATCTCGAACATGTCCTCGAGATCCCCCTTGAATCGTGACCAAGCTTTATCAACGGCTGCGCTGGTCTTGCCGGGGTTCGCGCCCATCCAGCCTTCTTTCCAATCAAGCTGCGCCGTCTCGAATTGCAGCCGGGTAACCTTCTCCCCCAACATCCGGGCATAGTTGGTCAAGGTCTCGACAGCTAGGCTGTCTTTGCGTGCCCATGCTGCGCCAGCGTTCTTGGCTGCTGCGTGCTGCTCAGGGGACAGCGCGTCAATCGCGGTTGCGACTGTGTTCTTCTGTGGTGCGTTCATCTGTACTGCTCCTCTAGGTTATGGCCGGGATGGCCGGGGACAGTCTGACCCTTTGTCTGACTGTCTGATGTCATTATACCATTTCCCTATGATGCTAGGACAATCTGACAATGTCCCCCAGCTACACCCCACCAAGGGGATGGGAACGGTCATACCAACGCGGGAGCACAAAAACCCCGAATTGCTTCGGGGTCGGCTTTGTTACTGGGTCACAAAACTAACTTCGTTGTCCTGACTGAGCATCTCAACCACTAGGTCTAGCCTCGTGATGTCGGAGCATTCCCTGACCGCTTTAATGACCTCGTCACGCTTTGCCTTTAACTCGGCTTTGGATTCGGCTTCGGTGTCTTTGGTACGAGCCTTCAAAACCGTTTTTAGTACTTTCAGGATCGCGTCACTCCCCAAAGGGTTTTTAGCCTGACGCTCGTATGCCTGACTGATTAGTTGGTGCAATTGGTCGGTGCTCGTGTCCTCGTAGTGTTTGAGCATGTCGGCTAGTTTAGATGCGCGTTCCTCGGCTTTCTTAGTCGCGGCTTTACTGGTTGCCTTCGGAATTGGGATTCCATAGGTATCTACCAAACGGGTCTTAAATCTCCCGAATGCTTTATACGCGGCGTCACCCTTTGCCTTTGGTTTAACCTCTGTGTATCCGTTTATCCACGATAGTCGCTCGGCTTCCCATACCTGATAGGTCGGCTCGGTTCCTACAGCCTCTGCGAACAATTGAAAAGACTCTGACGCATTGACCTCTGACTGAGCAAATAACCTACCGGCATCAATTGACCTTGTCGGGGTTAGTGCTTGTGCTACAACTGTTTTTTCGTTTTGCATAATTTCCTCATTGGTTAGTTAGGACACGCTGACCCCATGTCAGATAGTCCACTTATAACTATACTCTCACTAGGATCATATGCAAATTAACTTATTGCCCCTAGGAACGGTCATACCAACGCGGGAGCGAAATTTTGTATTGTTCGAATCGTACATAATGTTCTAGGTAATTGTTCCGTTGCAAGTCATTGATTTTTCAGCAATGTTCTAATGTTCGGACTTTTTGGCACACAAGGGTCGCCAAAATAAAATAAATCCTGAGAGAACGAGGCTCCCCGCAAGTGTTTATCGGATACATACGCAGGGGGTCACGCGTAGGCTTAATCTCTCTTCTCTTTTTTAGAACATTCAGAACATTACATCAATTTCGGTACAATGGCGTCCACAAGCCATTCTTTTGTTCGAATTTCTCTCCCTCTCCAAGAACATTGCAACCCCCATTTGTACATTACCCACAACATCCTACGAACAATCAATGACTTACAGCCGACACAGCGCCTTGCAAACTGTTTCCTAACTTGACTTTGTAAACTACCTATGCTATAATAAGAGAGTGGGAATTCGCCTATTTCGCATTGTTCTAATTTCAAATGTTCTAAGAACATTGCACCCACAAAACCCGAACATTCTGACACTTTGTCAGTTTGTCGTAATTACTAACCAACCAAAGAGGACTGTATCTACCTATGAACCTATACAAACGATTACGAGCACGCCGTACCAACGGCTACTGCACCAAGTGTCATGTCAACGGCATTGGCAAAAAGCGTGCTGCTTACGGGCATCTCATCTGCAAACCATGCGGTGAGGTCAAAGCCAAGGCCGACAGGAAGTCGTGGTGCGTGCTCACACTACACAAGCAGGGGCCGATGTTCTTCACTCCTGAGTACGCTAGGACAGCAGCCGTAGGCGCTAACAACAAGGGAGGTATTGTTCGATGAATAAGCCAAGAAAGATCAGCAAGGAAGAGTGGATGAAGTATTGCGACAACCTGACAGATGGTCAGAATGTCGGTGCGGTGGATGCCCTGATCAACGCTGCAAACCCATATATCTTCAACCCAAAGCGAGAGGGATGGGATCTGCGGTGGGAGATTGACCGGCTTGGAAAGATGCTAGAGAGCAGGGACAAAGAGATTGGCAGTCTGCGGTTCGACATCGCTGTACTCAAAGCCGAACTCAACGCAACGAGGGGGAGGCAAAATGGCTGAGATCGCCGAGGTTCTGCGTGCCTTGAACGGGGCACTTGGTCTGATCTGTATTGCGTTCTGCGTGTACTTTTTGGCTTGCATCATATCGGGAGGGGATGACAAATGAGGAACCCAACAGCGATGAGTGACGCTGAGTTACTCATGACCCAAGGGTTGTACAAGGAACTGATATCAAAAGGGGTGCGGGATGAAATTTATATCTCGCTTTTAGAGAAAGAGATAGTTAAGAGGGTCGAGATGGGTACTTGGCGTGGCGTGATAAAAAAGGGGGTGACAAGTGAAGGGACTGTTTAAGCGCACCTATATGTGTGGCATAGGCGGTATGAAGTGCCCATGTTGCGGTAAGCGCAAGGATCCAAGAGCACGACGGTTATACCATCGGCAAGCCAAACGACGGTTAGCCGAGCACATTAAACAATTGGAGAAATCAGATGAAAACTAATTGGTGGGTTGACTCAGGCATGGCTGCTCAGGCTGCCCAAGAGTTAGTGTGGTTCGTAGTAATAGTGGTTGTTGGTATCGGTATAGTAATTTGGCTAGATATGAGAAAGGATAAATAACATGACTTGGGGAAGAACTAGTTTGCCGGACAATCTGCCGGAGTTAGAGAACTATGCGGATGCTCTGTATCGGTATAGCAAGACCGAGCCTCTGCGTGCGGGGAAGGACAAGGGGCTTGTGCCGTTGGGTTGGAACCGGCGGTACAAGCGCAGTCAGATACTCAAGGTTGAAACCCTGCAGGGCAACGCCATTTTCTGCAGATTCCATAGAACCGATGTCGTTAAGTTTTACGAGAACGGCATGGTGGAGTTTGGGGTTGGTGGATGGGACTCGCCCACAACGCTTATGTTTTTGCAGGGTGTTTTTGGTATGGCTAAGTTTGCTAGGTACAAGGGCAAGATTTACTACAAGCAATTGAGTACCGGCAAATTCTTCCTTATTGGTAAAAATGGTCTGCGGATTGATGAAACCGGCACGCCCATAGACCCGACACCCGAGGTTGCCAAGGTATTGAACCGAGCGAGGTGGAAGGATCTTTTGCAGAAACTTAAGCCGTTCTCCGTATACGCATCTGATATGTCGAAACTTCTAGAGCCTAAATCAGGACATGAAATGTCGGGAGAGTTTGATGCCTTGGTGCGAACCTATGGAGAAGAGTATTGGCGCGGGCTTCTCCCCAAAGTCCAACCTAAATCGGCTAGTAGATTGGGGATTCCGTACTTGCCTATTTCTGCAAGGGAGATTCGGTACAACCGAAACAACATCGCGCAGTCGCGGACTGAGTTTATCAACCGAGTCTTGGAAGCATCGCAGACAAACGATGCCGAGAAAATGTATCCGCTTCTTTTTACGATACAAGCGAGTGCATCAGAGCAACGGTGGACAGGCAACGGCTATGTGTCCGAGTGTAGCCCTGACCGAGTTAGGAAGTATCTGATGGAGTTATTGAAGTTAGAGTTTTGTGAAGGCCTATTTGATGATGTTGTTCAACCATTGGGGGAATTCGTAGCCGATAGCAATGCAAAGTATTTTGTCAACCGAAAGACAACCTGACATCCCGTCAGAATGTCGCAATCAAATCATTTAAATCAAGAGGAAATTATTATGGAAATTCGTATGACATCAGAAGTATCTCTAGCAGAAGCCGAAGAATCTATCATTGCTTTTGGCAACGAGAATGCGGTGCATTTGGTAGGTGAGCCTGGAGTTGGTAAGACCGCGATGTTCGAGCGTATCGTAGAGCGCACCGGCTACAAGGGTGTGTACATGGATGTGCCGAATCTAGAGTTGGGCGAGATTGGCATACCGATGCCGAACCATGAGACTAAGACAACGAGCCTGTACCCCAACGACGCATGGGGGTTCCACAAGTCTGAGCCTATGGTGATCTTCTTAGATGAGTTTACTAAACCATCTAGCCAAGCGGTGCAGAACACCTTGCATCCCCTGCTCAACGAGAGGCGGATTGCTAACTTTAAACTGCATCCCGACACCATCGTGATAACGGCGGGTAACAACTCAAGCGACGGGGTGGGCGATAACTTAAAGGCACACTCGCTAAACCGCATTACTGTGATGCCGGTACGCAAGCCAACTGCAGAGGAATGGTTGGAGTGGGGTAGTCAGGGTGGGATCGCTCCCGAGATGTTGGCATGGGTCAAGGCTTATCCGCATGCTATGGCATCCTACCTAGATCCATCACAGGCTGACAATCCGTACATCTTCAATCCTAAGTTCCCGAAACGGTCATTCTTCTCGCCACGCTCAGGGCATCGTGCGTCAAACATCATCAAGAAACGCGACAAGATTTCCAAGAACGCTTTGATTGTTGGCTTGGTTGGCACGATTGGTGAATCTGCAGCGAGGGATCTGACCGCGTATGTCGATGTTGCTGATAGTCTACCAACATGGGAACAAGTGATGAATGACCCTGCCAACGCACAAGTCCCGACTTCCCCTGCTGCTCTATGCATCATGGCTTACGGCGCAATTCAACGGGTTGACCGAGCCAACATCAGCAAGTGGTTCACTTACCTGAAGCGCACGCCGACTGAGTTACAGAGTGTGTTCTGCTTGTCTGCTACTAAGCACAGCGAGAAGAAGCAAGTGCTTATGACGAGTGGCGCATTTGTCGATTGGATGCGTGAGCATCAGTACTTGTTCTAATCATGGCTATCGAGTATGTGCTATATCAAGGCGATGTATGGGCTTTGTACAGACAAGATCACTTTGGTGACGACACTCTGTGGTTTGTTAGTGCAATCAATACCAAAGCGATATGGAATCGTTGGGTTCCCGCCAAAGACTGCATCGTACTTGACCCTGCATTGAATGTTTTATTTGAAAGGAAAGAAAATGGTTGAAATTACTACGCTGTTTGCAACGCTATCGATGTTCTTAGCGTGGCGTCTATATGTTGTTAGCAAAAGGTTTGACATGGTAGAGACTATGCTACGAGGAATCGTATCGGGAAGAGTTGTAATAACCCGCACCGAAGATGGTGTAGAAATGGAGTTGAAAGATAATGGCTAAACTAACTGCAGAGCAACGCATTGAGCGCACTCATGTGCAATTGATGCGGGAGAAAAACTTCTGCCTATTCTCAGGCGTGTTTATGATTGGCAAGGTAACCATCTCTGACAAAGTGCCTACTGCACGCACAGACGGGCGCAATGTCGAGTATGGTCGTGCATTTGTGGATAGGATAAACGACAAACAGTTGGCTTTCCTAGTAATCCATGAAGCCATGCACAAGGCATATCGGCACATGATGGTTTGGAAGAACATTGCCAAAGAGAACGCACGCTTGGCAAACATGGCGATGGACTATGTGATTAACTTACAGATCCAAGACTATGACCCACAGCGCATCACAGTCGAGATGCCTCAAGATGAGTTAGGTAATCCCCTTGGTCTTATCGATGAGAAGTATCGTGGTATGGATACCATGCAAGTCTACCAAATCCTAAAGAAGGAATGTAGTGATGGAGGTGGTAAAGGTGGTGATAAAGGTAAAGGTAATGGACAACCTGACAATTCGTCAGGTGGTCAAGGTGGTGACCCCCAAGAGTTTGACGAGCATGATTGGGAAGGCGCATCTGATATGTCTGAAGAAGATGAGCAAGAACTTGGTAAAGAGATTGACCATGCCTTGCGTGAGGGTGCGATCCTTGCCGGTAAGATGAAAGGCAATGTGCCAAGGGGCATCGAAGAACTACTGCATCCCAAGGTAGATTGGAAAGAAGCCCTGCGTGATTTTGTGAAGGCGCATACCAAAGGCTTGGATGAATCGACATGGCGCAGACCAAATCGTAGGTATCTTGGTGTGGACATCATCATGCCATCAACGATTGGGTTCAAAGCCGAGCGCATATCTATCGGGACTGACACATCGGGTTCGATTGGTGGAGAGATCCTTGGTAGGTTTCTAGGCGAAGCAAAACTTATCTGCGACGATGTTGAGCCTGAGATCATCGACATGATGTATTGGGACACCCATGTGGCACGACATGAAATCTATGCGGGTGCGGAAGTCAGCAACTTTGTCAACTCAACTAAACCTGCGGGGGGTGGTGGGACAGACCCAGACTGTGTTCCTAATTTCCTATTAAAGAAGGGAATCAAACCACAATGCATCGTGATGTTGACTGACGGGGTGTTCTTTGGTCACGAGACTACGAAGTGGGAAGAACTTGGTGTGCCTGTGTTGTGGTGCGTGGTAGGCAACAATGAGTTTAAGCCCAAGGTCGGGCAAGCCGTTTGTGTTGAATAAGGAGAGTGATATGAAACTAGGAAGCCTGAAGTACAACACTAAAACAGAAGAGGGAGAAGTAAAAATAGATTGGACTCAAATGCCCGAAGATGTTGTTGGGCTAGATCTGTTGTCTGATTGGATTGCAGACTTAACGAAGATATACAACCGAGAATTAAATAATGTTTTTTCCAAGAAAGGAAAGTGAAATGACCTACGCACCATTTAACCTAAGCACAAGCGCCATGCTTGTAGAACTAAACATCAGCAATTGGACTGCTAGGAAACTAGACAAGAAGGTTTCCGAGGAAGTCGATGCAAGCAAGGCAACCAAGACCCGCGCAGGGAACTACCACAAGAACTTACTTGCCGGTAGCCAAGCCCTTGATGCGGTGATTAAGTACACCAACAACGCACGCCTGTGGCATCACAAGCAGACGCTACCTTGGAGCGATTCGGGTTCGCGCATCATCACGATGGAGAACTTCTTGGACTACAAGGCGCAACTAAGCGAGTGCGAAAATAATTACAACCGCTTGGTTAACAACTTCCTAGTAGCCTACCCAACGCTAATTAGTGCAGCAGCGTTCCAACTTGGTGATCTATTTGATAGGAACGAGTACCCCGAACCCGACTTGATTGCCAAAAAGTTTCGGTTTAGTTATCTGTTCTCTCCCCTACCCAACGCGGGAGACTTCAGGGTAGACATTGGCGAGCAGGCTGCGAAGGAATTGGTAGACCAATACGAAAACACTTTCAACAACCGAGTACAGGATGCGATGAAGGATATATGGGACAGGGTTCACGACTGTCTGACACATATGTCAGATCGTCTTGCTGATAAAGAGGATGGGGAGCGCAAAGGCTTTCACAAAACCCTGCTGTCCAATGCGTCGGAACTAATTGACCTGATGCAGAAACTCAACATCACTAAAGATCCTAAGTTAGAGGCTGCTCGTAAGGATCTTTCTCAGGCAATCCTTGGGGTAGAGATCGATGAGTTGAAGGAAAGCACCCATGTGCGTAAGCATGTGAAGAGTCAGGTCGATGAGATCTTAGGTAAATTTGATTGGTAACCACAAAGGGATAGGTAACTACTATGATACACAAAGGTGAGAAATTTAAAGGCAACGAGGTTTGTCCTGAGTTGGAAATGCTAGTGCAGCAGTTGTTTGCTGTGATGCCGAATCTAGAGTTTTACGCTACCAACGCTGCCAACCTAGGATCAATTGGGGACGCCCGAAAGATCAATGTGTTTGATGTATTTAGCGGAGATCAGAAACTTGGTGTAGTAAGTTGGTATGAGAGTTACTCTAGAAGTAAGGGGCATTATTTTTCATACAGGATCTACTCTAGGAAGATTAGGAAAGAGCGGGGGGATGCCCATCTGAAAATGACGGGCAGCCTAAAGTCTGCGCTAAAGATTGCGGGGGAGGTATTTGTCAAAGATGCCCCGAATGTCTTGGCAGAAAAGTTTTATGAGGCGATGCGGTCAGAAATGAGTGGTCTAATCTACCATGCATCAAACGACATAGAGCATCGGTGCAGACCTTTTTTCCAAACGGCGTTTGCCTATACAGTTAGCGTAATACAGGGAAGCCCCGTGCCCATAGATGCAAAACTTTTGCAAGAGGTAACAAGCCCAAGGTTTGAAGAAGCGCAAAACACTTGCCGAATAGCAAAATCGGTAGGTAATGCCTTGTCGTCTCGGGAAGGTGTAATTGTCTATGTTGATAGGGAAGAGAAACTAACCGTGGTGGACTTGCAAACATATACGATTAGTAAGTTGGAGTCTACCTACGACTTGCCCAAGAACTACCAAGAAAAGTTTACTATCTTGAAAGTCATGGAGGACAATCAACCAATCGAAGGGACAGGCATCAAGATGAAGGTATCTGTCGATGATATGAAGTTACATCTTTTCTATCTTGTCTCAGGAAATGTCATAGTAACTCACTAGCAATCTAGTAGTTTAGTCTTATCTAGCAGGACAATCTGACCAAGCGTCAGGTTGTCCTTTTTTATTGGTGTTTTTACCTAGCCCCCTTGCTTTTGTTTATCCCTTGGTGTAATCTTGCGTTAAGTATCTCCGAAGTGAGATAAGGATCTAATACCAAGAGGATATAGTTATGGGGTTTACACCCGAAGGCAAGGTCAAGGCGCGAATCCGTCGCATCTTGGAAATCAATAAGGTCTATCACTTCATGCCCGCAACGGGCGGTTATGGTCGAAGTGGCGTTCCCGACATCATTGGCTGCTACCGAGGTTACTTCTTTGCCATCGAGTGCAAGGCGGGGAACAAGCGCCCTACCGCGTTACAGGAAAAAGAACTCCAACGGATTCGTGACTCAGGCGGTCAGGTTTTTGTCATCAACGAAGAGAATGTGAAGGACATCGAGATTTGGCTAAATATGATGACCGTTCCTGAGAAAAGGATGGGCAGCGATGCGTGATAGGTTTGTTAGCCCCCAAGTGCGCATATTGCTTGAGCGCATGGACATGTGCCCCGAAGAGTTTGTACACCCTTTTGAGTCACGTCATGTAGAAACTAAGTGGAACAGTATATTGTTGGAAGGTCGTTTTAATTGGATTGAAAAGTTTCTAATAAAGCGCAAATACGTTAGGTTAAAGCGTCAGGCTACGCGAGAAGCCATTATGGCTACCATTATGCATAATGAATCAAAAGACTCACCTAATTATTTCTTTGATGCTGTATCCCGCGTAGTCGCAAAAACTAAGAAACAAACATATGATTATTAGCGTAGATTTTGAGACGTATTACGACAGAGAGTTTTCGCTCTCAAAAATGACCACAGAAGAGTATGTGCGTGACGACAACTTTGAAGTGATAGGGGTTGGCGTAAAGGTTGACGATGCCGAGACAGAATGGTTTAGCGGTACATACTCTGAGACCATGCATTTCCTAGGTAAGTTTAAGTGGTCTGAGGCGTTTGTCTTGGCGCATAACACCATGTTCGATGGCGCGATCCTTACTTGGAAGTTTGGTATCAAACCTATGGCATGGCTAGACACCTTGTGCATGGCTAGGGCGATTGACAACGAAGTATCAAATAGCCTTGCAAAACTTGCAGATCGTCTCGGGGTAGGCCAAAAGGGCAACGAGGTCATCATGGCTATGGGTAAACGACGGGTCAACTTTACCCCCGAAGAACTAGCACAGTACGGCAAGTATTGTTGCAATGACGTAGACCTTTGCTACAACATCTACAACATCCTGAAGCAGAACTACAAACTTAAGGAGCTTAAGTTAATTGATCTAACTTTGAAGATGTTTACTGACCCCGTATTACAGTTGAACCTACCCATGCTTGAACAGCACTTGGGGGAAGTTAAACACCGCAAAGAAGCATTGATTGAGAAGGCCATGTCTGACCGCGAGACATTGATGAGTAATCAAAAGTTTGCTATGAAACTAGCAGCCTTGGGTGTGCGCCCCCCGACTAAGATTAGCCCTACCACAGGCAAAGTGGCGTTGGCATTAGCCAAGAGTGACAACGGTTTTAAAGATCTAGCAGAGCACCCAAACGAAGAAGTACAGGCGTTAGTGGCTGCTCGACTTGGGGCAAAAAGCACTTTGGAAGAGACAAGGACAGAACGATTTATTTCAATAGCGAAGCGCGGGAGCCTCCCTGTCCCCCTACGATACTACGCTGCGCACACAGGCAGATGGGGTGGAGACGACAAAGTTAATCTTCAGAACCTGCCAAGGAAATCCAAACTCAAAGATGCCATCATCCCGCCCGAAGGCTATGTACTAATCGATGCCGACTCCTCTCAGATTGAGGCACGGACTGTTGCTTGGTTAGCGGGGCAGACTGATTTGGTAGATGCATTTGAAAACGGCGAAGATGTTTACAGAATCATGGCATCTAGGATTTACCACAGGCCGATTGACAAGATCACTACCGCAGAGCGATTTGTGGGTAAAACAACCATCTTGGGCGCAGGCTATGGCATGGGGTGGAAAAAGTTTCAGGCACAGTTAAAAACTTTTGGCGTTGAGATGACCGACCCACTCTGTAAACACATTGTTGATACCTATCGTGGGGTATACCCAAGGATACCGAACTTGTGGGCACAAGCCGAAAAATGTCTAGATGCTTTGGCTAGTGAGGATCTTAAGACTTGTGATTTTGGTACGCAACCACAGGCAGTAAGTTTGCTCCCCGGAGTTGGGTTTGATCTACCAAGCGGACTGCCTTTGAAGTACATGAATCTGCGTGCAATTGAAGAGCAGAACCCCAAGAGTGGGGTGTGGGAAAGGCACTATATATACAACACCCGCAAGGGTACAACCAAGATTTATGGCGGTAAGGTGGTGGAGAACATCTGCCAAGCCGTAGCCCGTTGCGTAATCGGTGAACAGATGCTTCGGATATCTAAGAAATACCGAGTTGTTCTTACGGTGCACGACGCAATTGCGTGCGTTGTTAAGAAAGAAGAAGTGGATGAAGCGACAAAATACATTACCGAATGTATGAAGTGGCGACCAAAATGGGCAGAGACTTTGCCCTTATCGTGTGAAATTGGACATGGAGATAGTTATGGTGAATGTTAGAGGTGTGCAAGCATATAACAATGTAGCGTCATTACAGGGTGCAACTATGAAAATAGACACAGCATTAAATTACACGGCTCACGAATTGAAAGTAAAAGAGTTATTAAAAGAAATCCACGTACACTTACTTGAGAATGACCATGTAGCAGCAGCATCTACAATCGAGCAAGCAATCGTTGAACTGCGGCTAATGAGGGCGGCTGTTAAAAGCCATATCAAAGAATGAAATATACTTGGTCATACAGCAGCATCTCCCTGTTTCAGCAATGCCCTCGCAAGTATTATCGAATGCGGATTGTCAAAGATATTGTTGAACCGCCGACTCCACATCTTGACTATGGCACAGAGGTTCACAAAGCAGCCGAAGATTATGTATGTGGGGACAAGTCACTAGACCCCAAATACGCTTTCATAAAGCCGACGCTAGATGCGCTCAAGGCGCTTCCCGGTATTAAGTTGTGTGAGTACGAGATGGGGCTGACTAAAGACTTTGAGCCGGTTGGGTTTAAAGATGAGAATGTGTGGTTCAGAGGTATCGCTGACTTGCTAATTATTGATGGCGATCATGCTCACCTTGTGGACTACAAGACGGGCAAGTCTTCTCAGTATGCTGATACTAAACAGTTAGAACTTCTGGCGCTATTAGTTTTCAAGCACTTCCCCCATGTGCAGTCGATAAAAGCAGGGTTGGTATTTGTTGTAGCCCAAGACTTAGTCAAAGCCTCATTTGTAAACAACATACAAGAAGATGCGTGGGGGCGATGGTTGCCTGAGATTCAAAGGCTTGAGGCTGCTATGACAAACGACGTATGGAACGCAAGACCGAACTTCACATGCAGAAAGTTTTGCCACGTAAAAGACTGTGAGCACAATGGAAAAGGACAATGGAGATGACAGCCAAGAAAACCCCCAAAGTTGAAGAGGTTACTTTCCCTTTAAATGATGTACCTTATGAAATGCGTAAATTAGCGTGGCCCTTTAAGACTCCAAAAGAGCATGAACTAATTCTTAAGTGGGCTAGAAAACAAACCAAGATAAGGAGAATTGTGTTTCCATGAGCGCAAATGATGAACAGGTTGGCGGTACGCATTACAAGGACAAGTCTATTCAGCCTTGGGATTACATAGCTGCCAACAACATCGGGTACTTTGAGGGCAACATTATTAAGTACGTTTCTCGGTGGCAAAGCAAAGGTGGCGTTGATGATTTAAATAAAGCCGCGCACTACCTTGAAAAATTAATTGAGTTGCAAAAGGAGCAATAGCATGTCATACGAACTAGACTACAGGGCACAGGGTACAGCCAATCGTAGGTTGCTATCTGCAGTTGTGGCTTTAGCGATTCAAGATGCGCAATCAAAACCCCGCAGACTAGGGAGACTGCGTATACCCACAGATGAGGCAATTTCTGCAATCTACTTTTTGTTCCAGCATTCTGATACTTATTTGAGCATTTTAGACATAGATCCTCAGCAGTTTCGTGAAAGATTATTGAAGTTGATGTTTGACATGAATAGAAAGATTGCTCAGTTTGACCCAATTAAGCGCCGAAACTTCAGGTACAACTACGAATGGATGCGACGTAAAGAAAACATATTAGACCTAACCAAGGCTTACGAAGCAGAACTTGAAAAACTAGATGAGGATGAAGAAAATATATTAGAAACCAAACTAAAGGAGAAGAACACATGAAGAATCGTGAATGGCAAGAACTAAATGTAAACGAAGTAATTCAATTAATTAGTGAAAACATAACCGACCCAAGCCCCGAGTTATTACAAGAACTTTATGGTTTGGTAGCGGATGTAGATAGATGGTTACAGGAGAAGAACAGTGGCAATTGAGATGACCAATTTTGAAGAGAAGGTGTGGAAGTATCTACTTTCTCACCCCAAAACTCCCGTTCAGGCAAAGACTATTGCAAGGGAATGGATTGCAAGCGAGGGCAAAGTAGGTCGTACCTTAAACAGGTTTGTTGAGAACGGTATCGCGGACTTAATACGAATGGGTTCCAAGAAGTTTTATAAGGTGAAAGAATGACTCCCCTAGTTTGGATGAACAAATACGGGCACGTTGCGTCGTTTAAAAACGAAGAATATACCGACCCTCTTTACCTTATACCCGTTGAATACAAAGCCGAAATCGAGCGGTTACACAAAGAAGTTGAGCATTTAAGACAGGCATACCACAGGGTCAAGGATGAGAACGAGAGGCTGTCCCTTGACTTAGGTATCAAAAATAATCCACAATTTGGGAAACCTTATTAGGAGACTACCATGCCCTACGCAAACAAAGCTGACCGCAACTACAAGCAAGAATACGAAAACTATGATGGCACCGAGATGGTTAAAAAGAAACGTGCCGAGCGCAACCGAGCACGGCGAATCATGGAAAAGGCTGGCAAAGTTAGCAAGGGGGATGGCAAAGACGTACACCACGTTAAGGCGCTGTCTAAAGGTGGTTCACATAAAGACGGTTTAAAAGTTACGTCAGCAGCCAATAATCGTTCGTTTGATCGTGACTCCAAACAGAAGTTAATTTCAGAAGTTAGCCCACGGGAAAAGAAGCGTGCAAATAATAAATGACCGGATACTGCTGGTTAAGACTAAGTTTCCTAGCCGTATTACAGAAACAATTAAGAAGAGCAAAGTTGTACAAAAAGAGGGGGAAGTTAGTGAGGTAGCCGTCAACTGGGGGCTGTCTGAAGCCCAAGCTTTGCGTAAGTTACGGATTAAAAAAGTACCGTCCCCAATTCAGCGTGACTACGATTGGCCGGGGCTGCATAAGCCAATGGAGCATCAAAAAGACACAGCATCGTTTCTGACCCTACACAAACGGGCGTTCTGCTTTAACGAGCAGGGCACTGGCAAAACGGCCTCTGCCATATGGGCTTCTGACTACCTGATGGATGCAAAGATTATCCGTCGAGTGCTAGTTATCTGTCCCTTATCTATTATGCAATCTGCATGGCAAGCAGACCTATTTAAGTTTGCAATCCACAGGCACGTAGACGTTGCTTATGGAGCCAAGCAGAAAAGAGCCGAAATCATCAACGGCGGGGCAGACTACGTCATTATTAATTTTGATGGGGTAGAGGTTGTAAAAGACGATATCAAAAATGGGAAGTTTGACCTAATCATTATTGACGAGGCAAACGCCTATAAGAGTTCCCGCACTCAGCGTTTCAAGATAATGAAAGATATTATCCAACCAACCACATGGCTATGGATGATGACCGGCACTCCTGCTGCGCAGTCCCCGCTTGATGCTTACGGGCTTGTCAAATTGTGCGTACCCGAAAGAGCGCCGATGACCTTGGGTGGATTTAGAGATACTGTTATGTATCAATTGACTAGGTTTAAGTGGATACCAAAGCCGAAAGCAAACGAAGTCGTGCATGACCTGTTGCAGCCAGCCATTCGGTATACGAAAGAAGAATGCCTTGACTTGCCGGAAATGCTTTACACATCTCGGTATGTCCCCATGACCCCGCAGCAAGAGAAATACTACCGGCAGTTAAAGAAAGATATGCTTATTGCCGCTGCTGGAGAAGAGGTATCGGCTGTCAACGCCGCCTCAAGCCTGACTAAATTACTACAGATTTCAGGCGGTGCGGTCTACACCGACAACGGCAACGTAATTGAATTCGATGTATCAAACCGTCTCAAGGTAATTCAAGAAGTAGTTGAAGAAGCCTCACATAAGGTATTGATTTTCGTACCTTTTACTCACACTATTAATCTACTAAAAGATTACCTCACCAAACAAGGGATAGAGTCGGAGGTTATTAACGGCTCTGTAAGCGTCAATAAACGCACAGACATCTTCAAGCGCTTTCAGGAAAACCCTAACCCCAAAGTTTTATTAATACAGCCACAAGCCGCTGCACATGGAGTAACATTAACTGCTGCAAACGTTGTTATATGGTATGCCCCAGTGACATCTATCGAGACATACTTGCAGGCTAACTCGCGTGCGCACAGGCAAGGACAAAAGAATCCTGTAACTGTGGTGCATATCGAAGGTAGTCCTGTAGAAACAAAGTTGTATGCGATGCTGCAGAGCAAATTAGATTTCCACACTAAGATAATTGATTTGTACAAAAAAGAATTAGATACTTGACAAAGTACAGTTTTTAGATACAATAGTAAAAAACAACCAAGAGGACATATATGGATAAAGCCATAGATAAAATCGTCGCCGTTTACATCAAAATTCGTAACGCTAAAGAAGATTTAACACGCGAGTACGATGGTAAAATTGCGACCCTTGATGAACAGATGCGAACTCTGAAAGAAGAGTTGCTAAAGATATCTAAAGAAACCGGCGTCACAAGTTTTAAAACCGAGAATGGCACAGCCTACCGAACAATTAAGAATCGGTACTGGACTAATGATTGGGAAAGTTTCTACGGCTTCATGCGTGAACATGGTGCTATGGAGTTGTTGGAAAAGCGCATACATCAAACAAATATGCGTGAGTTTTTAGAGGATCGACCCGATGTGCATCCACCGGGATTAAATGTGGATCAAGAGTACGAAATCACCATTAGGAGAAAATAATGAGCAACGTTGCTTTGTTTAATCAAAATCTGCCCGACTACCTTAAAGAAGTTGAACTTGATGACTTAACTAAGTCTTTGGCGGGTAATACAGCACTAAAACGTATTTCTATTCGTGGCGGTGTATTCCGCATGATGGTTAGCGGTGAAGAGATTGCTAAGAACGAAAACCGTGCGATGAACGTAGTTATTGTTAACGGCAATCCGCACGTATCCCGACAGTTTTACTCTGGTGCTTATGTTGCTGGAGAGTCGGTTGCGCCTGACTGCTGGTCAAACGACGGTATTACGCCTGACTCAAGTATCGAGTCTGCACAAAATAAGACCTGTGATGGGTGCCCCCAAAACATTAAAGGGTCTGGTTCGGGCGACTCCCGCGCTTGCCGGTTCCAACAAAGGCTTGCTGTGGTTCTTGAGAGCGACATAGGTGGAGACGTATTCCAACTAACGCTGCCTTCTACTTCAATCTTTGGTCGTGGCGATTTGGATAAGATGCCCTTCCAGCAGTACGCTAAGTATGTAGGGTCGCAAGGCAAGAACATCAACACCCTAGTCACCGAGATGAAGTTTGACTCGGACAGTGCAACCCCCAAGCTGACCTTTAAGCCGGTTAGGTTTTTGGAGCGTGAAGAGTGGTCAGTTGCTAAGGAGAAAGGTAACAGTCCGGCTGCTAAGTCTGCAGTCGTACAAACCCCAACGCAAACTGATGGGCCGAAGTCAAAGACCATATCGGTATCGGCAAAGCGGGTAGATGTTGCTGACGAAATAGCCGAGCCGACCAAGAAAACGGCTAAGAAAAATGTTGAGCCAGCAGCCAAGAAAGAATTTGCTGATGTCCTCAATGAGTGGTCTACCGACGATGAGTAAGCATGGCAGAAACACGCGGCTACTCGTTTCGGCTAATAGAAACTAACAAACGCGCAATCGCAACCCACCCCGGTGTCATGCTGGGGAGGTTGTGTATTGCTCAAGATATCCCAGTCTCGGACGCAGCACAGTTCTTCGGCGTAAGCCGTATGACCGTATACAAGTGGTTTAAGGGTCAAGAAATGCCTCGCAAAAAACAGATTGAGAAGATTGAGGAAGTCATTGCGAAACTTAAAACTAAAGTCCACTTGGATTAGGAATGGCTACAACAGACCTATTGTCGGCGGTGCTATCCACAGAGGGGTGGTACTGCATTGTCGGCTTGAAGAAAAAAGGACTGCCCAAACAGGTCTTTGTACAGACGCTGGTAGAAGCAGACCAAGAAATACAATCCCTTTTAAGCAAGCACTATGATGTTTATTTTGCCTGCTCGAAGTACGAAAAGCCTTCCACACGAACAGCGGATAACGTAAAAAATATTAAGTCGTTTTGGCTTGATATCGATTGCGGAGAAGGAAAACCTTATGCAGATCAGGCTGATGGGGCTTTAGCCCTGCTCAACTTTTGCAAAGCATTAGGACTTCCTAAGCCGACTATTGTTAATTCAGGGCGGGGGCTTCATGTCTACTGGCCTTTGATATCGGCTGTCCCTCGGCTTGATTGGAAGCGTGTAGCGGAGAAACTAAAGAAACTTTGCGTCGATTACAACCTCGAAGCCGACCCTGCTCGTACATCAGATGCAGCATCTATCTTAAGAATACCGGAGACCTTAAACTATAAACCTGATCCCCCTGCGCAAGTCCAACTACAGCACCTCTCTCAACCAGTAGACTTTGAGTCGTTTAAAACTTTATTGGGTGTGTCCGACACAGACGGAGAGGCGCCTGACTATGCTACTAGCAATTTAAATGAACTAACCAAAGCCTTGATGGGTAACCGGCAATCTCGGTTCCAAACCATTTGGCTAAAAACTCAGAACAGCGAGGGGTGTGCTCAGATAAAGTATGCGATGGATAACCAAGAAAGTTTGGAAGAGCCGCTTTGGCGTGGCGCGTTATCAATTGCAGCATACTGTGTAGATAGTGATACAGCCGTACATGAGATATCTAAAGGGCACCCAAACTACTCTGAGCAAGAGACTGAAAACAAAGTTAAGTTAATTAAAGGCCCCTATACCTGCGAAGTATTTAATAAAAACAACCCCAACATCTGCGACAAGTGCCCGCATTGGGGTCAGATCAAATCGCCTATTGTGCTTGGTGCCGAGATTGCTGAAGCCGCACCGGAAGATAATGTTGTCCAAGTTACCCCACCGGCTGCGTTTATGCCGGTTACATACACTATTCCTGAGTACCCGTTTCCATTCTTTAGAGGTAAGAACGGCGGAGTTTATTCCCGCCCCGCCGAAGATGGCGAAGAGCCAGACCTAATTTATGAGCATGACCTGTATGTAGTAAAGCGTATGCGTGACCCCGAGTACGGCGAAATGGTTTGGATGAGGCTGCACACACCAAAAGATGGAGTCAAAGAATTTGCATTGGCGGCTATGGATTTACTTGCAAAAGAGAAACTGCGGGACAAACTTGCTTATCAAGGAATCGTTGCCATGACTAAGCAGATGGAAGCGATTATGTTCTATGTTGTGCGGTTTACTAAGGAGTTGCAGTTCAAACACGAGGCAGAAATTATGAGAACGCAGTTTGGTTGGACAGATAAATATAAATCTTTTGTAGTAGGCGACACAGAAATTTGCGCCGACGCCGACAGGTATAGCCCACCGTCTAGTTACACTAAAGAATTAGCGCCGTGGTTTGAGCCACAAGGCACGCTAGAAGAGTGGCAGTCTGTTATTAATGTCTACAACAACCCCGGCTTTGAGCCTATGGCATTTGGCTTCTTTACGGCTTTTGGTGCCCCCCTTATGAAACTGCTGAATCTCAAGGGCGCCATCATCAATCTAATTAACAACGAGTCCGGTACAGGTAAAACTACGACGCTGAAGGCTATGCATAGTGTGTACGGCCACCCCGAGGAGTTGATGCTGATTCAAAGGGATACTATGAACGTCAGGCTCCACCGGCTTGGGGTTATGAACAACCTCGGGTTAGGCTGTGACGAGATTACCAAGATGACTCCAGACGACTTCTCCGACTGGGCATACGCTGTTTCTCAAGGCCGAGGCCGTGGCCGGATGAAGTCTAGTGCCAATGAAGAGCGTAAAAACTTTGCCCGTTGGGAGACTATCCTCCTGTGCTCGTCAAACGCATCGGTGGTAGACAAGTTGAAGTCCTTGACTAAATCGGCAGACGGAGAGTTAATGCGGGTTATCGAGTATGAAATCCCGTCAGTTAAGTTGCTGAGCAAGGAAGAAGCGGATGAAATTTATCCTAAGTTGTATACAAACTATGGTCACGCGGGGCGTATATACCTGCGCGACTTGGTTTCTAACTTGGAAGAACGGCTTGAAGAAGTTCGTCAAATCCAAAAGATCATCGATAAAAAGGTTGGATTCACAAACCGTGAACGTTTTTGGTCAGGTGTTGCTGCTTGCAATATTGCTGGGGCTTTATTTGCTAGGCGTTTGGGGCTTTTTGATATTGATGTTGGCAGAGTGTTCAAGTGGATGCTCACCCATTTTGGGGAAATGAAAGAGGAGATTAAGCCACCCCTGACGAGCCAAGCCAGTGTCATCGGTGAGTTTTGGAATATGCACCGCAACAATACGCTGGTTATTAATGGTGAGGTTGACAAGCGAACCGGGGTAGAAATGTTGCCGATTCTAGAGCCACGCGGGGAGTTGATGATCCGCATGGAGCCGGACACCATGAAGTTGTTTATTACGGCTACCGCACTGCGGAAATACTGTACCGAGCATCGGATCACGCTAAAGGATGTCCTGACTTCTTTGACCGCCGAGGGTGTCTATGGGGGCGCTACGAAGAAACGGATGTCCAAGGGCACTAAATTAAGCGCTGTACCGCCCGTAGATGTGTACGTCTTTGACTGCTCTAGGGGCGATTTCCTTGACCCAGACGTCTTTATCGCCGCCGCTCAGCACGGTTTAGATGACCCTGATGCGGCTCAGGAAGAGGTTCAGGAGGAGGCTCCGGCGGAGGAAACACCGAAAGATGCAGGTTAATGGGGTCAACTACGAGGTCGATTGGACTAAGTTTAGGGTAGGCAGATCCTTCTTTGTGCCCTGCCTAGATGTAGAGGAAGCCCGAGCCGTTGTAAAAAACACTATGGACAGACTGGGATTTGAGGTCAAAGTAAAGTTAGTAGTGGAGGACGGGTTCCGTGGCTTGCGTATTTGGAGAATTGGGTAGTACACTTCGACCTGACAGTGCCTCCTCGCTGTCGGTGCCTATGGCACTCCTCTTGGTGGTTGAACTCCTTCAACCTTGCACCCCCGCCCAGCGCGGGGGTCTTTTTTACTCTCTGCCGTATTCCAACATTGGGGAAACCCGTGGGCGTAGTTTCTTCTGAATCTGCGCACCAAACACTTCGGCTTCCATTTGGTTCTGTCCCCGACGCTTGAAAGAGTCGATTACATCTTTTGGTTCAACTGCGTACTCTGGGTACTTTTGATTAAACTTTTGGATGTTTTCAATGGTGTCTGCATAAGCATCGGTATTGCCGCGCTCCATCCATAGTCTATTCATTAGGGTATTACGCTTGTCAATTACTTTTTGCTCGTAGGTCTTAGCCTCAATGGCTGCTTTCTGTTTTTGAGCAAGGCGCTCAGGCTGCAGTCCAATTGATTGTATTGCAAGTTCCCAAGCCGAAAAGTTATCTACTAGCGTAATTCCAGATCTAGTTTTAGCCCCCTCATCAGCCATGCGATAGGCAGCAGCAGGTTTAGACACAATTGCCGGAGCGGCTTTCTCAAAGGCACGTTGGTATTGTCCTTGCTCCATTAATTCGATAGCCTCGGCCCAATTTACCCCTAACCCAACTACAGGGCCAGCATTGGCAATTACACTCTCCACCACATTCTCTCGGGTATCGGTAGAGAACCGAGGATCACGCAACCATAAATTTACGGGGTCAAGGCTGACACGCTCACTCAGTGAGCCACCAGTTGCAACTGAAGCCGGGCCACGGACAACTGCCTCCATAGTTCCACGGCCAGCCTTACGGGCAGTATCTTCACCCATGCCCATCTTCTTGTATATGTCGGCTACATAACCACCAAGTTCGACTTCCATGTAGTTCTTAAACCAGTTATCCCAGTCAAAGAACTCATCGTCGTCATCATTTGCCGCTAATTTAACTATGTTACCAATTAACAAAGTAAAAAACGGTAAAGCCTCTGCACCGCCAAGCAAGAATGTCACACCTAAAATACCAGCCAACCGACGACGCCCTTCTTTGTAAGTCTCTCGGCGCTGAGCATCGGCTTCGGCAATCCGCTGGTCTATGATGTTCTGCGGAATCTTGTCTTCGATCATCTGCCGCCGAAACTCTTTTATCTCAGCTTTACGGAATGGGGCGGCAAGAGTAAAGTAAAAGTTACGGGCTACGACGTAAGTAGCTAACACAGAGTATTGTTTAAATTTAGTCAACACCGAAAGCAGCGGGGGCGTAAAGTACCGTGGCTTCATCTGACGAGTAAAGTCACCCAAAGACAGGCCAGCAATATCTTTAGCTTCCGTAATTGCTAACTCAAAGGCTTCGTCTGGTGTATTTGGTATTGGGTTACCTGCATTATCACGCTGGATAACGCCACGTAAATTTTTCTTAGGTTCATTTAAGAACTTGTCGTAGGCTAACTCAAACACAGACAGTAGCGTTACTTCGCGGTTTAGCCTTTCAGACTGATGAAACAATGCAGCAATAGTCCGTTTTACTGTGTTGTACCGCCCTGTATAAAGCTCTGATGGTCGACCACCAATGTCCATAATGTCATTGGTCTGCGAGATATTGATATCGTTATCTTCAATAAATCGGTCTGCCGCTCGTTGCATCAATGGGTCTAAGTTGCCGCCTTCTACAATCGACGGGAACTCCATCTGCATAATTTGTCCTTTAAACGCCGGACTAATTGTACGTTTCGGCATTGTGGCTGTGTACCGACCAAGATTTTTAAGCATTACAGCATTTGCTTTAGCATATCCATATCGGCCACCAATATAAGGCATTGTGATCGCAGCCATACCTAAAAGGTTTAGCATAGCCGAGAACGGCGCAGACAGCATAAAATAAAACGTAGCATCTGATAGTTTGCCTGCTACTACCGCAGACATGCTGGTATCTTCGTTGCTTAGAATTGTCGGCGTGCGCTTCTCTACTTCCTTGATGTAATCGTCGTAGACATCCGAGTTAGGTAAATTTTTGACGTATTCCTTGGCATTAATTAAGTTATTAATAAATCTTTCTGAATATTTAAACCGCGACTGTTGATAAGCAGTATGTACAGCCGTAGTAGCAAAAACACGGATCATATCTTCACTAGCACCTTGAATTGACTGCCGGTTGATAAACATTTTCCGAACACTTTGCTGGGGGAGCAAAATATAAATTAACTGATTAAGACTTTCTTTAAGTTCTTTCTTTGTATTTTCTACAGCAAATACTTTTTCTACTTCTTCTTGGGTTGGGATTTGGCCCATTTGTTTAGTTAGAGCTTTTTCAATTTCTTGATACTCTTTTTGAGTAGGTTTAGTTATGGCGCCTACAGAGTCTATAATATCTTGAACGTCTTTAAGAACTTGAGTCGAACTAGCATTTTGATTGTATAGCTCTGAGATGCCGTTACCTTTGCGCATGGTTTCGGCTAAGTTTTGCTGCTGTGCGTTGCCATTTGATAGCTGTCTTTTACGCTTACGAAACGCTAACTCTCTACCCAATACAGTTTCAAACTCATAGAACTCTTTAAAGTTGCCTTTGCCGACTTGGAACCAATAGTTACCAAAACGACGTAGGGGGAAGTAAGGTGCGACTAACTTATCACGACCAAACTTATCATTGATTTCTTTAATAACCTTTTGACGCTCGGCTTTGGGCAACTGCAACGCACGCTTCTTCATCTCCGAAACCATTGTATTAATGGAGTCGGCGTAAAAATCTCTTACACGGCGATAAATAGTTTTAAACTCAGGATTTAGTCCATCCCAAGCTGCTTGCATTGCTGGGTTTAAAGAACCTGCTTGTGCTGTATCTGGATCAATCCCTCGGATAGTAGACTCCAACATAATTCGACCCATGAGCCGAGACTGTTTCGGATAACGTGCTTGCAAGCGAGTCCATTCGGCTAAAATGTCTTTAGCCTTGGTCATTGTGCGGTTCCGATCAGCAATCATCTGCTCAATAATTCGGATAGCACCGCTAATCTGAGGGAACTTAGTCTTGGTTAGGTCATCAATTTGACGTAAGTTAGAAAAACCAAGAATAGACCGACGGAATATAGTATTGCCTGCATCCCACATTGGCGCAAGAATATCAGAACGTAATTTATCCCATGTTTCGTGCCCTTTAATAGCACTTTCAATTTCACCAACAAGTTTTACTGCGACTTGTTCTGCAGAACGCCATGTTGTTGAAATTGGCCCCTGAATACGTTTACCTTTTGGGGCGAATCGAGCACCTGCCGCTGTGGGGGTACGGGTGCGCACTGCCGAGAACAACTGTGTAGCCGTAGCCATAGCGTTACTAGCAAGGTTATCTATGCCAACCATTTGATAAATTGCACGGACTAGGCGTGTAAAGAACGGCATCTTAGCCGGTTTGTACATCATCTTTCTAAGTCGGTCTTGGAATGACTTATTAGTAAAGACCTCAGATACAAACTCGTGGATATCAGTTAGACCATACAAGTCCAGCGGAATATTAGCAACTGCATACTCATACATCTTTTGGAGTTCTTCACGAGCAGCACGCTGCCCTTCCGTAAGCGTATTGGGGTCGGCGTTAAGGATAGCCTCAGTAGCCGCGTGCAGTACTTCGTGTAAGAAGACGTCGTTTGTAGAGTTATCAAGGTCTATCGTAATAGCATCGAATGCCGGGTAGTAAGCACCGGCAACCTCCAACCCACGGATGTTGTCTTCAAAGGCTTTGTTAACATCGGTAAATTCTGCAATTACCGGCTGCATGTTATAGCGAGGAGAGCGTAGTTCTTTTATACCTCTATAGACTTTTTCAAGGTTTTCATCCCGGTCATAGTTTTCAAAATATTTGTTATACAAATCCGGGTAGGTAAGCTGAACGTAATTAAACATTCGCTTCTGTTGATGATGTGTTTTTAAGTCAATCTGGCGACGGGTTAAGTCTCGAGCGCTGTTGAAGCTAATCGTAGTTGGTAGGTCTAACGCTGCTAGTTTTGCGGCTAGTTCTTTGTATAGCGGATTAGTAAGCCGAGTTGAGAGTACCTCAAGAGCACGCTTTAAATTGCCTTTGGCTATCTCATCGGCAACTGCAGGGGCAATATTTCGGGGCTTAGCAAGTCGATTTATTACTTGGTCTTCGATGCTTCCCGGCGTAGTTTGCCCAGAAAATCTGGCACGCTCGCGCTCTTCTGCAAGGTATTCAGGGCTAAGTTCAACTCCTCCAGATACTCCGGGTTCGCCTGCTGCTGTTCCCCCAAATCTCTCCACGCTGTCAGCACGGCGTTCATTTCTCCTTTGGTAGGAGCCAGAATCTTGGAAGCGTTTTCCACGAGGTTTAGCGTTTGCATCTGTATTTACCTTTCGAATAAATTCAAAAATATTTTTATTATCACGTAAAATTTTAAATACACGACGTTTAATATCACTTATTGTAGTGTCGCCAAATTCAAGTTCTTGACCTTCCATCCTATACGTAATTCGCTGCATCTCAGCAGGGAAATCGGCGTTGTGGCTACGCACTTTATGATGAGCAAGTTCATGGATCATTGTCCCCACTAACCCAGCAGCGGCATCACCCATTTTTTCTGCTTCGGTTACAGCCGGATTTATATACGAACCGTTAAAAGGCAATCGAATGCTTACGCCTCGATACTCTGTGTCAAAACTTATGCCAATAGCCTCGTTGCGAAGGTCATCGTACCCCATAAGGTCGGCAACATAAGATCTAAGTTTTTGGAACTCATCACCGATTTCGTATATGAACTTGTCAAAACGTTGACCAAATTTGTCTCGGGCCATTTCAACTAAAGATGAACCCTTAACATTTGTTATCTTACGTTCAATTTCAACTTTTTTAGATTCCCATTCAGTATCGGTAAGTTTATTGTCATACCAATCAGACCTAGCATCTTCCAGTTCTTTTTTAAGTTTCTTAATTTCTTCTTGATCTGGAAGTTCGACGTTATCGTGCAACATAACACGTTTAGCATCAACGTTGGCTTGATCAATCTTAAACTCATCAAGGTTAATTCTAGAATTCTTAAGGTCATCTTGAGACAGTTCAGGGATAACCCGACCTTTAACAATTAAGCGGCCTTCTTTAACCTCAATGACATCGCCTTCAGAGATGTCAGAAGCAACTTTTACAATCCCAGCATCGCCTTTAGGAGCAAGTTCTTCTGGTGCAGTTGCTTTAATAGTTCCTCTGTCGTCATACAGATACTGTATTGACCCAAAGTTTTTAGCGTCATTCCCTAAATCAACAGCCCCATAAACTAAGTTTAAATAACTAGTTAACTGCTCAAACCCTTTTTCCGTCGTTGGCGAAAACCGTTGCCGATTTAAATCAAACGGATAATTAGAATCTTCTGGCTTTACATTTTTATTAGGTGATACGTCAAGATAAAAATTTCTTGGCACTATTTTAGCATCGAAGCCCGTACCTACTGCAATCTTCCCATCAAACTGCCACAATCCATTAGAGAGTATGTGCAGGTTATCGCTGTACATATACCGTTGAGGGTTTTTCTGAACATAAATTCGTGCAGTACCCCAATCAAACTTAACGTCAGCAAATTGAGTGTAGCTGTCATACGGAAATTGATCCCCTATGCGAACAGTATCACCGTTAAAAGAAACAGAAATATCTGCAAATAACGGGCTTTTTTCTAAAACTGCGTATCCAAACTCGCTATCGGGGATTTTGATAGCAACGTCTTCCCCAGTAGAAGAATCCTTGTACGACTCTGGTACAACAACTTCGGCAAAAGTGCCGTGCCCATCCGGAAACATTTGAAGGTATTGAGGGGGTATCTGATCGCCTTTGTACACCCGAACATCAGGCGCAAGGTTAGGATCATCCATCGCCTCTTCAAGTTCTGACCCCGTACTTTCCAAAACACTTAGCACACCATCACGGTACGTAACTACTTTAATACGCTCGTTATTAAACAAAAACTGCATCTTGGCAATACCCAAACCGCCAGAATCTCGAGTACCTTCTTTTTTAGTACCAGCAATAGTTAAGAATGTAGTCGATAGCGTCTCGGGAGACATACCAGTGCCGTTATCTAATACAGAAATAATCCGTGAACCCGCGTCAACTTTTATGTCTATAACGCCCTTAACTAATTGCCCTTTTTCTTGCATCGGCTTAATGGCGTCAAACGAGTTCTGCACCATCTCTTTAACCGAAACCTTTGGCATTTCTTTGGGTTCGCCATATAGTTTGGGGCCAAGAAGTTTTGACAAGCGACGTACATTTGCACCCGGCTTTGCCTTAATAGTTTCCCCAGACGGGCGCAGGTCAGCGGGCTTTGAAGTAGCCGCTAGTTCATCAAGTAGGGCTTCGCCTTCAGGTGACAATGAGTTATTTGATAAGGCTAGACCAGAATCCCTAAGTGCCTTTAAGGCTTGAAATTTAACCGCACCGACCTTGCCAGCACGCAGTTTGGTAGCCGCATCTAAAAACTGTGCGTCATTCATTCCTCTTGGCAACGCAGTTGGTGCAACTTCTGAAGGTGGCGTTGGGGTTGTGACTGCTTCGAGTTGTTTTGGGTAACGTATCAATCCTTGATAAGACAACCCCATATCTGCACGTTCTTTAGACTCAGGGGTAGGCTCAAAGCCAAGGCGCTCATAAAAATTAATGAGGTCTTTTTGTTTGTTCGGTTTATCTGCTGCTGCTGTTAACTGTAACGTGGCGTTATTTTGATCTGCCCAATCTGTAAGTGCTTGCCCAAATTGAGTTCCTTGACCTTTACCAGAAGTTTTTGCCTTTACCCCGGTTACTTTCCAAACATTAGGTTCACGTTGGGTATCGCGAGTAAGTTGCGCACTAGCCCCAAACCCTTCTGCTTTTACAGTTTCAACAGGTAAGTTTGCATATTCTGGAAGGGGTGCAACAGGAGTAAATGTTAGTTCTTGAGTGGGTTTAGTCTTACCTTCTTCGGCTAATGGACTTGGCTTAGCCGTTGCTCCAACTCCAACCCCACCAGTAGGAACCCCAGAAACCTCCACTCCTCCGGCTCCAGTTTCAGTAGGCTGCTCGGTAATTCCTGCTCCGACACCTGTTTCGTCAGGTACCTGAAGGCTAGGCTCAATTCTTCCGGCGGCATCCGCTGTAGCAACTCCTCCTGCCAGTTCTCGTTCTCCATAAGCCTTCACCAATTGGTCGAGTTCTTCATTAGTGGCGTCACGCCCGTACATCTGCTTAAAGCCGGTGGCAAATGCTGTCCTAACTTCAGGGGTAGTTGCTACGGGTTCCGCAGCGGTTTCACTTGCCGAAAGGGCATCGAGTCCAGCTATAAGTCGTTCTTCGGGAGTTTGTAGCCCAGCAAATTTTTCAGCACCTTTTTGCATGGCTTTACCAACGATGACATTACCGCCAGTGCCAACAACAGTTGCAATAAAAGTTTGCGCTGCAGCAGAAGGGCGGTCTGCTAAATAACTAGAGAACGGTTTTTCAGGGTTTAATACAGCCCATTCATTTAAGTCTTGCAGTATGGTCGCAAGTTGCTCTCCGGGTATTTCTTTCTTTAACTGATTAAGCAGCATCCGACCAAAGCCGGTCTTTTGATTAATGTCGTTAAGTAGACTGCCAAGAGGCATTTTTTCAGTAGCAACCTCAATAACACCTTGGGATGCAGCGAAAGGTAATGCTTGCTCAGGTCTTAGACCTTTTTCTCTAGCCTCTTGATATGCCTGACCACCAGTCATTCCACCAAATGCCGTAAGTACAGCAGCCTGACCGCCGGGAAGCATTGCAGCAGGCAAAAGAGCTAAATTTCGCCCAAAACTTTCAAGGCCGGATTCGACACCACTAAGTATTAGTCCTTGGTCGGCAGGGGGTTTTATTTTTTCACTTTCTGCTAACTGACCAAGTTCGGCCATATTTTGGGCAAAAGCTGCAGCGGGATCTTGTTTCCCAATAGTGCCAGTTAATGCTTGATAAAAACGCCCAGCAGGTGTTTCTTGATACGCCTTGCTGCCAAATTCACCGATGCTACGAAACACGCCAGCAGCATCGCTGCTCATACCTCTTGGCACATTACGGGCTACACGCCCTAAAAAGTCAGTAATTGAGTTTTCTGATGTTGTGGGGGGAGGCGCAACCTCTTCAGGAGTAGCCGGGGCTACTGGTGCTTCTTCTACCTTTGGCGCAGGCGCAGTCGGCGCAGCGGGGGCAACACCCAACCCGATACGGCCTGCAAAATCCTCAAACGGTAAATCAGAGTAAAACTTTTTATGGAATCCCGCTGCTAAGTCTTGGTCTGATAAATCATTGTATTGAGGGTATTGTTTGCGAAGTTCTTGAATATTCATTAACGAATGCCAAGGGGGTCATTAGACGAAGTAGGTGATTTAACAGGTTGCATCCTACCACTACTTAAATCAACACCTTGTACTTTGTATAACTTAAATGTTTCTTCTTCTAATTTATCTTTAATTGCGTTAATCCTATCCTGCGCTGCTTTGTCACCACCCGCAGCCTTCCGCATATCTGCTTGTAACTTAGGATCAAATGAAAGTAACTGTAAAAATTCAGCTTTGGCATCTTTTGCCGCCGACGATACCGCAGTTCGAGTAGCGTTGTAAGTATCTTTTGGAGCAAGTGCCTGTGCAGCTTGAGAAACTGAGTCTAAGTACGACAATTTAGGATCATTCTTACGTAATTGTGCTGCTGCTTGAAGGGTTTTATCAGGAATGTTAGCAATTGCTAGGCGGTTTTCCCTATCCAAACGAGCAGTTTCTTCACGGCTTGCTCGGTCTAAAGCGCTTTCTTCGCCGCGAGCTTCTCGCTCTCTTTCTGACATTGCTATTCTTTCAGCCGATGAAATCGCGTCAAGTTTTTCTTTACGTGCAGCCTCTTCAAGTTGCAATTTAAGTTGCATATCAGCCATTGTCTGTTTACGGCGCTCCTTAATATCTTCAGCAAAACCTTTAACTGCGGCTTGGGAGCCTTTGCCAATATTAGTTAAAGCATAGGGGGACTCACCACCAAGAATGCCTAGACCTGCCTCTAGTGCACGAGTCCAAGCATCTGTCCGCACATCGGTATTTTTACGGGCTTGATTTGCAAGGTACTCTTTAATTGCTTCTCGCTCTGGGGGCGCTGGCGCTTCTCTTTCTCTAAGTACATTTCCACTAGTGAAAATATCTTCGACTGTTCTTGCTTTAAAAGGAATCCTTTGAGCAGGCATAGTAGCGCCTAAGCCAAACGCACTAGGATTAAACCCCGCTCCTTCGTTGTCAATTCGTTGTTGTGTTGCTCGAGAAAATCCTAAATCGTATCCGGGTCTTTCATAGTCTTCATCATTTGAAAGAGAATAATTTTTGGAACGGTCACGCTCTAAAGCCCTTAAATATTCTTCGTCATTTAAATCTCCACCTGCCTGAAACGCAATAATTCCGCCACCTGCATACTCGTTGCCGTACATCTCTTCGGGTACAGGTAATGAGGCAACTCCCGTGTCCATAGGCGGCATTTCTTGTTGCGGTGCCATAGCCATCATCTGTGGCTGCGCTTGGGGCGCTTCGGCTTGGGCATTAATTGCCATGTTTCTTTCAGTTACCGAGGCTGGCATGGGTTGTTGCATGGCCTGCATATTGGCAGCAGCCTGTGCCATTTCGGCTTTTTCATTCAGGATAATTGGTAGCATGTCAGCCGGTATACGACCTTGCTGTGCCATAGCCATAAGTTGCTGCTGTGGCAATTGTGCTAGAGCATTGATTGGCCCTTCTTGGAGTTTAAGGGCTTGAGTTATTCCCATTGCCATTATGATTTACCCATTAAGTTATACAGACTTAGACCAGATAACCCAAGGCCAGCCAACTGGCTTGCAAATGAGGGCGGTGGCGTAACTGTCTGTGTTGTGGTGTCGGTGAGCGGAATACCACGGATAAAGCCACTAAGTTTATCAAGTTGCTGCTCAGGATACTGAATACGCTGCAATAAGTTCTGGTAGTCAATATCTGTTTTTTGTTGCGCTACTGCACGCTCATAGTCACCATAAGCGCCAAGAGTTTTAAGACGGTCAATGTCTGCGGCTTGTTGCGCTACACCCAACTGACCAAATTGTGAACCTAATGTGCCGTAGGTTTGAGCCTGTTGCAGACGAGCCGCACGCTCTGATTCCAGCCCCTTTTGCCCAGCCTCATAGGCAGCCTGAAGTCCCTTGGCTTGGATGTCACCGAGTTGGTTCTGGAGGTTGCGCTCACGTTCTGTGGTGGCAAGCAGTTGCCGTGCTCCGCCATAAGTACCTTGACGGGCTGCTCCTAAGTTAGTGGCTAACTGGGCTTTCTGGGCATCTGTTAGGGCTTGCTGTTTTTGAACGTCAATAACGCCCTGTGCATAGGGAGACATATACTGCTGCATCACCCCTTGATCCAACATACTTGGAAGCCCGGTGGCGGCGGCATAGCCTGAGCCAAGAGCACCAGTCCCCATAGCGAACTGTCCGGGGGTCTGCATAGCAGAGAGTTGTGCGCCTACCTGTTGCTGACCGGGGGTTAAACCCGCTACCCGCTGTGCGCCACTATAAAGACCTGCGGCCTGTAATGGGCCTTGGATGTTGGCTTGGTAGTCGGCGGGGGTGCCTGCTCCGTAGAGTTTAAAGGCCGTTGGGATTAACCCGGGAACGCCTTGGGCACCGGTTTTATAAAACTCTTCAAACGCGGTAGGTAGTTGACTGGTTACGACTTGTGAGGTGGTTGCCATAATCTATCCTTTAAGCAGGCATCAAGCGACGAGTATTGACTTCAGGCGCCTGACGGGTTTTGCCTGTGCGTGATTTACGAATTCGATCCATCATTGCGTATAACTTTTTAGCCCCAGCATTAGAGGAGCCATTACCAAGGTGGGATACCACGTCAGCAGGGACTACAAACTCGCCATCAGCCAGACGGGCTTCTTGTTTGCCCTCAATATTAGCCTTAATAGAGTCGCTCATCCCGTCGCCCCCACCACGGAGATATCGGGGAGGCAAACCGCCTTTGGCTAGGGAAGCAATGCCACCCTGCATCATATTGTCATCGCCACCGATTTCGTCGTCGTAAGAGTCGATCCGACCACCCATAGCCATGCCACGCTCACGGCGAATATCTTCTTCAGTTAAGCGCTGGTAGTTATAGGGATAGTCACGAAGAACGCTCTGGGCAAACTCAATTTCTTCTTTTGTACGGTTTTCCCGATCAGCCAAAATGCGGTCAGCCTCGGCTTTCTGGTCATCAAGTTCTTGTTTAGTTTTATACGCACCATAAATGGTTGTACCAAGAGAAGTAATCCCCGCAGCATCTTTAATATCCTGTCTATCGGGGAGGTAATCTTTTACCACGTCATAGGCATCTTTAACCGGTTCAGGAATAATATTGCTAATGCCTTGTTTTACATCGCTATAACCTTGTTTTAAAGTGTTAATCCCTTTTTGGAATGCATTTGGATCAGCGCTTGCTTCACTAATATCACTAGCAGCGCGACCATAATCAAACGTAGGTACTTCCCCAACATCAGCATAAGAAGCAGGTTGACCCATCATATTGTCAAAATATTGTTCACTGTAAGTAGGTAAACGCTCAGGGGTGGCTGGCGTAGAGGGAATAGAAACCGGAGAGGCATCTGAAAATGGCACATCAGCACTTGCCAATTGCCCTAATGGTTCTCCAATCCCGCTACCGGGATAACGAATTGCTTGTGGCCCTGCGCTTGCCACTGCACTCTCTAAGGATCCAATTTCGCCCGGTATATTTGCGCTACCAGCAGCATCCATAGTTCCGCCTATAGACTCAAGTACAGACGGTGCCGACTCAGCAACACTTGAAAAACCTTCTACAGGAACTTGTTGCATCCCACTACCAAAAAGATCAGTTATTGAGCCTCTTGGCGTTAAGACATTTGAATCTGGAGCAGACAGGGCATTAAAAGCAGCGGTAGTAGCACCTGCCCTAATTGCACTTTTTGTATCAAAACTACTCCCCGGAGTTGCAACACCTTGATATATAGCCGAACCAATCGGGCCGCCATAGTAGGCAGCGGCAATTGAAGCAATCGGGCCAAGAATTTTATCTTTTGCTATGGACTCAACGCCACGCTCAACTTCTTTACCGATAGAAGAACCTAGGTTGTATACATCTTTAAGTATGGGTGTGCTTTTAAAAAACTTCCTAATTGACTTATATTCGGGTAAACCCGTATAAGGATTGATTGTCCCTGATCCACCCATAAGTTTGAGAATGCCAGCCTCTTCGGGGGATATGTGGGCAAGGACTGTATCGCCTTCCCGACCCTGTCGCCGGATCATCTCAGCAGCGTTCTCTAGGCCGTAGGTATCCTTAACCCGACCACCCCCTTCAAAGGCAGGCATGGGAGGGGCGTATGCGTATTGGGGGGTAGCAGGGGCTGAGTACATAATTAGATTATCCTAGATTTGTCAAGTGATGTCACTGGGTTAAGTCATAGAAGGTAATACAGCCAACCCCATCGCCGGTTGTAGCGCCAGCAATCGTTCGGACGCCCAAAGTATAGATGTCGCTAACGTTCGTCAGGGATACACCAAGTTGCTGATCCCAGTTAAACCCGGTAGGAGCCGTCGTGTCTGCTTGGCCTCCGCCACCCGAACTGGCAACGTAACCGGTCTGAACAATTGTGCCTGCCGTGGCAATCGCCGTAGCCGCAACATCAAACTCAACGTTGGCATCAGAAGGAACAGTTGCCGCCCAAGTGGCTCCCGTAAGGACGGGGTTTTTAATCAGCGCAATCTCGTAGTCTTGCAGCGTGGTCGGCTGAAACTGTATACGGTTTGGAAGCACCACCGCGCCCAGAGCCGTCGAAGCCAGCCGGATCGAGACAACTGGGAGGAAGTTGGCCGCCGTGTTTATGGTGCCAAGCACCGTTGTCCGCCTTGCAACGTGCTCAATTGATGTGGCCTCAAAGCCTCCTTCGGATATTACCGACGAGCAAATCTGCGTGAGCGTAGCGGCAACTGCTGCCGTTGTAGTAGTGATTTCGTAGCGAATAGGCAATATAGCAGTGGTCATGTAGACCGTCGTGCCGAAGACGTTGGCGGTATTAAATGTATGACAAAGGACGTATTGCCCATTAATAATGAAGCCGCACCGGACTGAACCGACACCAAGCCACTCAAAGTCCATCCACAAGATCTGTGGGTGGGTCAGGTCAAGCGTGTATCCAGAGGTGCCAGTACCGTCTAGTTTGTCGCCATTCCAGTCTGCTTGATTAACAAATCGTGCATCACTTGGCGTGCCAGAAGTGTTTGAACGCAATACGAGCGCATTAACCCCTCCGGTACGACGGAAGAACAGCCCGTTTTGGGTATTAAAGTACCCAACACTTTGATTAAGGTTGGCAGAAGTGCCGTTGTCCATCTGAAAGGTTGCTAGAACCAACAGGCTTTTCCCCGGCTGATACAGCATATTGCGAAAGGACTGACGTACCACAGACCCAACGCCACCACCCGTCACAGCCAGACTAACGCTGGACTGATTGGTATTAAATGTCGATGTCCCAGTACCAGATGTAGAAGTGCTAAATTGATTGTCAGCAGCGTAACGGCTTTGGCTGTCAAATAGGCTGTAGGGTTCGCTCACACGCAAACGCCCAAAAGCATCTACGTTAGTGCCGCCTATCGAAATTGGTAATGGGGTCATATTTCCCTCGCAAGCCGTTCCATTTAGTATGCCTGCTACGGCATTTTGAAAGTTGTCAATCTGGTTGAAGTACAGCCGCAAAACCCTAATAAGGTCTGTTGCATACTTTTGGTCGTACTCAACAGGCGGCACCGGTAGGGCAGGTGCAACGAAGGTCTTTTGAATATCATTATCAACACAGATGGTCATCGTTTACCGTCCGGTCTACCATCAAGTCTTGGCGTACCTAACTGCCACTGCACATTTAAGTCTTCGGATTGAATCTTAAACCCCATCTGACGGGCACGGGCACGGATAAATACCTGATCGGTGTACTGCTCAATCGGCACCGTGGTAGATCGGGTAACTGATGGGTTATTGGTTGTTTTGTAGTTTGACCCCGGGAAGTTCCGTGGCCTCATCGTCATGTACACGAGAGGGCTTGTTGCCGTAGACCCCTCAAAGTTAATATCAGGGATGATCCTTTTGATAAGTATGAATTGATCGCCATCTACTAAATCAATGTCGTTGGTCTGCACATAGGATGTCATTGGCAAGGTATCGTCGTTCGTGCCCTGCTCATGGTTATAGACGTAGTTCCCACCAACCGCCTGCGGATACTGACGTAGAGGCGTGTCAAGCCAAGCCGTGCGATTAATAGAGCCGTAGTACCAAATACGCTCCATGTAGTTATAGATCACGTAACTATCATTTACACCGGAGTTCTGGCTTGGGTAGAACCACCAAATCTCATGCCAGCCTTCGTTCGTGCCACATACAACCTGAGCCGCTTGGTTGTAGTTAAAGTTGTTAAATACAAAGTTCCGCAGGGTGCAAGGCAGTGTCTCGACTCGGCCTGAGTAGGCATAGAACTTATCCTGTCCCATCCAGTAAGTCACGTTGTTAGCCGTAATGCAAGCCCTTGGGGACATGATTGAGGTGTTGTCAGCCAACTCCTGCAACGCAAACACATCTGTTGTACCTGTAAATTGGAACGAATACAGGTGTGAGTCAGTAAATACTAACGTCTCCTGCCGGGTAGGTAGCGCCCTGATAATCCTTGATCCGCGAGATACTCGGATAAAACCTGCGGAATTTGTCGCGGCTGGCGCCCAGTTAACAGGATCATCCTGATTAGCCCACCTA